GTGTAAAGTTGAACTTCAACAACTCTCTCCTTTCGCACTAGTCCCATAGTGCCTCATAGTATTTCCCAAAGAGTCGAAACCCATTGGTAATGCGTGCTTGATAAGCCTTACGGCCTTCAAAATCATAAGTAGCAGTGTGATTAGGTCCATGCACTAATTCACTGTTACCATCTTCAAGATATTTAAAATGCCAGTCTGCCTCGCCAGAATGAAACTGCTCTTCCCACTCATCATTGATTTTACTGTCAAAGGCAAAAATCATTTCGTCAAGAGCCCAATTCCAACGAGCCTCTTGATTTTCATCAGGATAGCCTGTATCAATCTGCTCTTGAGAGAGAGCAGGGGCAGCCGTACTCCGCAGATGTTCGGGAACATCTTCGTCGTCTACCATAGGATATCCGTGCTTAGATGCTTTGAGCTGCTTCAGCATCGGCAAGATGATGTGTGCTAGGGTGTCATCCATCGACCAGGTATCCCAGCGGTCGATACGCACATACACCTTACGCTTCTTCTTTTCGTGAATCCACTGTAACAGCTTGTAAATCCAAGTCTCGTGACGTTCTCCTGCAAAAGGACGCAGCTCCCCAACTTCAGGCTCTGGGCGAATGCTCCCATGAGCCAGCCATTCCCCAAAAAGATGCACCCAACGAGGCTTTGTAGGAAAGCCATACTCGTCCTGAATAGGGCGAACCCAAAAACAAATAGCTTCTGCGAGTTGATAAGGTCCGAACCAGTATCTATACGGGCCAATGTGTACTTTCATTTTGTTCCTCATATCGCTTAAGATGTAGATAGATTTGACGCCAGCTAACGTGACCTAGTTGAGATTTAAAAAACCCATCACTATCAGTTTTTAGTAACCAAATACCGTCATCGTCTACTTCGAGAGTAATATCATCAGTTATCTGCGGGTTCTCGTACAATTTTGTATGCCTTCCAAATGCGAGCCGCTCGTAGCGCCTCGCTATAGGTATCAAAACTAACCCGTTCTTCGGTATTCTTCATCACATAGATGAAGCTATTATCGAACGGGACTAAGATATAAAACTTTGAAGGTTCCATCTATTAATTACAGTAGCTAAGAGTACGCTCTGCCCAGCAGCTAAGGTCCGCAATATCGTCCATGCTTACGTTACACCACGGGTCGGTAATAACGAGTACCTCTCCACGCAGCATAAAGTTACCACGATGCATATCGAGTCTACGACCTTCACACTCTTCTGCCCAGTCCTCTTCATAAAAAGTAGAAGTCCCTGCTCCAATTGGACAACCACTCTTTTGATGAGTGGTATGAGCCTTGATAATATGCAGCAGTTCGAGCATTTTTTGCGGGTCAGGAACTCGACGAGGATACGTATCAAGAATAGTGAGAAGCTCTTCGTCAGAGTGCCAACCTTCTACAAACGCCCTAACGTGGTCCGTCAGGCCTTCATCCAGATAGGTTGTAGGGGTTAAACGCTCCATGGTACACACATAAAAGTGATTGCTTTGGTCATAGTGAAATGACTTAATTTGAGGCACATGAGGATTAGTAGCGTTAGGAGCAACAACTATCCCGCGATAATCTAACCACGGGTCATCAAGGTTCGTACCAATTTTGATAGCAAGCTCGGAATCTCCGCGAGCGGCCAGAGCTGCACTGTAGCAGCCAACTCCAAGCACAGAGTTGCCTTGACGAGTCAGATTTTTGATGATGCGGTGCGCGGTCATAGTTATCTCCCTCACTGATAAATAACTATAACCTATTGAAAGGCTTAGAGCAAGACGGAAGTGACTTTAGGCGCTAAGTCTTTCTAGCACTGCTTCTCGATAGTCATTACTGAGAGAGTAGAGCAGAGTGAGGATTGCAGATAAAACTAGGGCTCCCCTAGCTAAGATGCCTAACAACTCTGCTGGAGGAATTGAAAGAGGAATCCAGAAAATAAAGTGAAGTGCAAGCCCTGCAAGCAATATAAGACCACAAACAAGTAAATAACTAGTGATAAAAGACACTAATAAAGCATAACTGTGTACTATAAATTGTTTCACATTACTCTCCTTATATTCACGCCTGCTTGTTCTGCAATCTCACACATCATTTCAGTACCCCGACCGCCTGGAAATGCTAATACTAGTTCAGGTTTTCCTTCTTCTAGCATTTGGGCATTACGTCGATATCCGGCTGATTTACCAAAAGCTTTCCAGTTAGCGGGAAAGGAAAGAGTCATAATACTATTACGATGTGCCCAGTCGCGGGCTAAAGAGTCTGCACCTTTAGCCTCACCTTGAATAATGATAAGCTCACTAAACTCTTCTTTTAGAGCATCGAGGGTAGAGTTTAAGTTCTCAACTTCTTCGCGATTAATAACTGTATAACCTTCTTCTGTTACACGAGTTCCATAGTCACGACCACCGCATACAAGTACTCTAGTCATTCTTTAGCGCTACCTTCGTCACTTCAACATTAATACCTGCAGCAGCAAGTTCACGGTCACGAAGTTCTCTCATCTCTTCGTGAGTGTAGATTGCGTTATGTAATTCAAGATATCCACATTCCATACCGATAGAGTATGATTCAGGGCCGAACCCAAACACATCATAAAGAACATAGCGGTATGACCCACGGTCAACAATCTCACCCTGGTAGATGCGTTTGACTACTGAGAAGAAGGCTCGTTCTTGCTCTTCCATAGAGAGAGCTTTCCACCACGCATCAGTTTCAGCTTCATACTGTTTTGCGGACTCTTCCATAACTTTTCCTATCTCCATCAGAGCTTCCATAACAGCTCTTTTCTTGTCAGTCATCGCTAATTTCATCCTCTTTTTCGTATTCAACAAAGATTTTAAGTGTCTGACCACTATCTTGAAGGTCCAGCATGACGCTCTCGACACGATACTTCACATATCGACGACCATCATTATCAATCAGCTCAACACGATTGACTCCAGGAAAAGAATTATGCATCGATGTTACCCACTTACTTATAGTTTACCTTCTTTTCTAAGCTGTGCGCGAATCTTAGTAGCACTGATGCTGTGTATATCAGCCCCTAAGTCATGCTCCGTGAATGTGTATCCTACACCCCGCCCATAAGAGATATCCACAATATTAGGCACTAGCATAACCATATAGTCTTTGCCTCGAAAGTATCCTTCCTTTTCTAGCGCAATCCTGATATTATTAACTACAGTGTCAAAGTCAAAAGGATTGTCGTCCTGATTTGTAGTCCTACCAGCACCGGCATCCTCACCTACAATACCTCCGACATCTCGAATCATAATAGCAACCTGTCCGGTAATTGTCAGACAGCGCTTAAAGAGTTCTGTATGCCCTTCGTGCCACGGTTGCCAGCGACCAAGCATTTGCACAGTGGGTCGTTTCCAGTTAAACATTATTGATGCACTCCCGTAATGCGACTAACAAGGCTATTAATTTCTTCATCAGTAAGAAACCGTTCAATTACAAGGTCTGCATAGTTTGGAGGTTCAAACATTTTATTGGTATCTTCATACTGACTTCGAGGAATTGTATTCATCCAGATTAGGTAATCTGGTTCAAAGATGTATCGAGTGAGTTCTGTAGGACAGACAAAATCACAGATTACTGTTCGACCTTCACTCTTTTCAAAAGCGGATACAGTACGCATACGTCGTGCCTGACGTAACCGACCTTCTTCACTAAAGTCCCAGTCATTAGCCATCTGTCTAATAGCATCTGCATTAAACCAAGCGCAGCTAAGATGTTTTTGCAGACGTTCTGACAAATGGGTTTTACCGGAACCTGGAAGTCCCATTACAAGTATTTTCATCGTATCCTCTAAAAGAAAGCGTACATTAGCGATTCATCGCGCTTAATCTCTTCAGGAGTTCGCGGAACAATCCCAAACTCGAGTTGAAGTAGCGTTTTATTATCAATTTGTAGACTAGTGCAACCATCTTTAAAGTGCTGCCAAGTAAGACCATCGTTGTAGTTTGGAATAATAGCTGAGATGCGTTGACTGTCTTGTAACCAATCAAACCTAGTATCGCTGGAGTTGATATGGTGCAAGGAGCTATCATCGTCTACGACAAGATAATTGTCTCCGGGTTGCCCATTGTCATCAATCCACATCCCTACATTGTGCAGCTTATTGGAAGTACGACGACGAGGAGTAACTGAGTCAGGGTGATACTGAAAGTCTAGTCCATTAGACTTCATAATATGCTTGACAAAATCAACACGACGAATATCGCCAAAAGCCCAAGTAGTACAAAACACAATCTGAGCATCGCTATACTGTGTCCAGAGTTGAAACATGCGCACAGCGACAGGGTCAAAGTAAGGAACTATACCATTTGGTGAAGCACTTAAAAAATCTTCGACAGCTTTACGATTGCGGTCAAAGAGGTGCATTTTACCCGGCAGCAGCACTCCGTCAATATCGACAAAGATGATATTAGACATTTTTCTGTTCCTCAATAGCCGCGACATAGAGATTCAACGATTGTGCTCGTTGATAGGCTAGCACCATAGCAGTGATTAGCCCATCTGCACTAAACTGAGCAGTCTCTCGATGGAGAAAAGTTTCAGGACTGTGTAGATAGGCTAAATACTTTTTCATTATGTTCCTGTTGTAGTTGAACTATATGAGATAATTCTGCTGGGACAATTAGGGTTACGACAAACATAGTGATCTACCATCGCATTTCTTCCACACACCTTACAACCATAACGAGTTGTTTGGAAGGGTGGTAACATAGGGTCAGGAAATCTCGGAATTTCAGGTTTAGTCTCATCTAGTTTTTGTTCAATTCTATCGAGACGTTTGAACAGCTCGTCAAATAGCTTCTTCGTTTCTTCTTTCATCTTAACCTTCTAAGATAGTAACAATCTCTTTGAGTTGCTCAGCAGCTTTAATAATGTGTTCGATTTCATCGAAACCAAATTGCAATTGCTGCATACCTCGATTTTCAGTTTCTTGGATAAAAGTCAGAAAATACCCCGTATTGTCATCATCCAGACGAATACGAGTTAGTTTTTCTCCAAACATCAGGTTTGCCCCTTCCGGGTGGACGGCAAGTTCAGTTACAGTAATTTTCATGTTTAAGCTCCTTCATAGCTAATAGTCTTATCTGTTTTTTGGTAGATTTGTTCCCAGCCTGCTCCGTATGCAGGACAGATGCGAACAAACTGCGGAAGCTCGGTTACATCTGCCTCTCCATAGCCGCCAGCTAGAAAGTAGGCTCCTGTCATTTCTGGCTTCGCATGACTAAAGCGCTCGCGCTCACGTTCATAGATTTCAAGCGCCTTCTCAAGAGCTTTGATAGTCTTTGCTAGAGCCATGTTCTCGTCACAGAGGTCATCAACAAGACGATGAACCATTGGAGGGTCTTCTTCCATCACGCCATCGTAGAGAAAGTAGTGACGAGGAGTCTCGTGCTCAACATAGTTAAGTACGCCCCAATCAACATATTTTTGAATTACACCAGTCATTTTTGGACCTCTTAGCAATCTCTATTTGATGCTTTACTATAGCAAAGAAAAAAGCGGCTGTCAAGCCGCTTTTTTAAATTTTCTACTCTAGTAACACTAGGAGTTTTGGCTTTTGGCTACTCGAGCCCTCAAGTCACTAGAACTAAACCTGTGGTCTCGAGAGTTAAAGTAGATTCTGATGCCTCGACGTTTACAAATCTCTCGACCGGTAAAGTCTTTATCTTTATACTCAATACCCATAATTCTGACATTAATAGGATAGAGTCCTAGAATATCTTCGAGGTCTTGTTCTGTTTGGTAGCAGACAATCTCATCTACATATTTGACTGCCGACAGCTGGGCGTATCGCTCTACGAGCGTCTGCACAGGGCTGTTCTTATTCGGTCGGTCTACTGAAGGGTCAACTTGTAGAGCACAGATGAGATAGTCGCACTGACTTTTAGCTTCGCGTAGCATCATAATATGACCTGCATGAAGCAAATCAAAAGTTGACGCAGTAAATCCGACTATCATACTCCGGTGCTCCCAAAGCCTCCTACACGACTGGTCTTTCTTGCAGGAGGAGTGTTAACTTCTTCAATCTCGTAGGTTTCAGACCGAACCAACTCCGCCTGGGCGACTCTGTCGCCATCGCTAATCTCCACAGGAGAGTCGCTTAGATTAAGGAGAGTGATATAGATAGGCTCTACATAGTCACTGTCAATGACTCCCTCACAGTTGATAAGCGTAAGACCTTGTTTAAGTGCTAAACCACTGCGCGGATGGATACGCACAGAGAAGCCTTCTGGAATATCTAAAATGAGATTAGTCGGAATAAGGTACCGATGGCCTGGACGCAGCAGTAGATGTTGGGTAGAACTCACGCTCACTAAGTCAGTGACGTTTAGCCACGTATACGACTTGACTTCCGTCCCGCTCTGCAGCGAAGCCCGCAAGTCAAAACAAGCAGAACCTTCTGTCGCAAAAGATGGCAGATAGGCTTTTGGGTGTGTTCGATACAGTTTTAGTGAGCGTGAAAAGAACATTAGATTTCTACTCCGATTGCAGTGCAGAATCGCTCAAAATGCAGATAGAGAGTATCTGGCGAGATATTGTCTGGCACCTGAAACTCATAAGTAACAGTTTGCGGTTGCGGCTCTGTTAGAGTTGTTTCCGGTTCGTCATAGCTCGTATAACGCAGTTCAATAGTCCGAGTCATCACACGCCTCCAGCGCTAAGATTGTTCTTAGGAATTGCTTTCCAAATAGTGGAAGCCTCTACATACAAATAGGGACGATTAGTTTCTTCCTTATTCGGGTTATCAATTTTTACTACAACACGCTTTCCAGCTCGAAACGCGCGAAGCTGGTTCATTACACGCTCCCAGCTATTCATATAGTCACGACGCTGAGCGTTTGTAATTTGACGGCTCACATTACTGTGCAGCCCTTTAGAAGTATAGGTTTTACCAGAAGCTTTGCCTTTTGCCATTTTATCCTCGTAGTGTTAATACAATAATTATTTATAGCCTAAATTTAGATAGAGAGCAAGAACAATTTTTATTCGTAGTAGTGCAAACCTAGTAGCCGACGTACAAAATGAGAGACTCGAAGGTCTCGATTCCATTGTGGCGGGAGACGAGTACTAATAGGCTCTCGTATATATCGATAGACTAGACGCCCGAAAGCTTTATGTAGTCGTCGCATTTATTTACTTTCAAACTTTTCTCGTATCCAGGTTATAGCTACTACCACGGGATACAGTAGCCCCCAAAAAATAATTTGACTGAAGATTCCAATCTCGTTCGAATCGCTAGCCTGTTTAGAGCCTGAATGTGCTCGAGTCCAATATACTCCACTGTTATGATTTTTTGGTTTAAGCCCGCCTTGTCGCATATGCCTCTCCTTTTATTGTTATAGCCTATAATAACAAAGAAATAAGCAGAGTGCAACCTAAATTTTTCTGTGACAGATTGATTTTTGCGGGGTAAAGCGATTTTTTAGAAAAAAGACCTCGAAGCATCGTAATTTAAAAAAATTTTGCTACTTGCCTTTTTTTCTTTTTTGAGCTATAATTAAACTGAAGATGAAATGGGTATTAGTATGTTTCTTTTTAATAAGTTGTAGTGCACGAGAGCCAGAACCTGTTACTAGAGTGTCCCTCTCTACAGCCAATACAATTGTCGGGTTTCATGAGCGAACCAATCGGTATACCTTACAAGAAATACTTGGGGTAGACCCCGTTAAGTATGAGTGGTGTGCAGCTTTTGTAAACTTTATGCTAACACAACATAGTATTCCCGGTTCAGATAGTGTTTCAGATACACCTCTTGTCGCTCGTAGTTTTTTACAGTGGGGACATGCCGTAGATGTTCCTAAACGTGGTGATGTAGTTGTACTAGCTAGAGGGCGTCGTGGCTGGCAGGGGCATGTAGGATTTTATCATAGCACAGTAGTAGAAAACGGTGTCGAGTACTATATGCTCTTAGGCGGCAATCAAGACGATAGCGTTTCTTATGCTAAGTTTCCGGCGAGTGCGGTTGTAGGAATAAGAAGATGGGAGTTGTAAATGGATTTTTTAGCTTTAGTTGCTGATGTTGGATTTCCAATTGCCTCAGCCTTAGCTGGTGGGTTTTTTGTTTTCTTAACTCTAAAATTTATTCTAGCCGGAGTGTTAGACTCTATCAAAACTCAACGAGGATTTGTACTTGCCCTCAACAATCGAGTTAAAACTATGAATAACGAACTGGTACGTATTGACGTACTAATCTGTAATAGCTTTGGAATTAAGCCTGACTTAGACCGAATTGCTCGTGCAGACGGCCAGCAGGATGCTAGAAAGGACTAATTATGACAGAACAAGAAAAAGATTTTAAAGATGTTCACGTAGACCTAGTGACTAAGGGAGACAGAGTCGCTACACACTTTACTTACTGGTTTGCTTGGTTTTGGGGCGTAGTAAGTGCAGTCTATTTTTTTGCAGTTACTTTTCTACCAATTCCTCCAGCAGGAGAAAATTTTGCTAATATCATTCTAGGTTTCTTACTTGGAACTGCTGTCTCTACTATTATTAACTTCTTCTTTGGGAGTAGCGATACCTAATGGAACTAGATATTGCTTCTGCTATTAGCCAATATGGTTTCCCAATTATCGCAGCCTTTGGGCTTGGATACTTTATATTCTATATTTGGACCTGGGTAACTCAAGAAGTAGACCCTGTAGTAAACGAGTCTCACATGACACTAATCGGTTTAATAGACCGTATTCGTATGCTAGATAATGATTTAATTCGTTTGAACACTAAACTAAATATGATTCTTCAAGAACAAGAACGAAAGCAAAAGGAGAAAGATAGTGCGACTCCTACTTCCAGTCCTACTAACCTTGACAGCTCCAGTAGCTAATGCCGGAGAACTAACATTTCAGTTTAGTTCTCCTGCTTTTAGCGGTAATGGATATAGCTCGCATGTTTTAACAATAGAACAACTTGAGCAACAACGCAAAGAAAAAATAGTCTCAGACGAACAAGCTGCTATTGAAAAAGCAGAACGAGAACTAAAAGGTACCAACGCGTACAAGTTTCGAAATAACTTAGAATCTCGTATCTATGCACAGCTTAGTCGTCAAATTGCTGATAATATGTTTGGAGAGGGCGCTACTATTGTCGATGGAGATTGGTACTCGAGTGAAACTCCTTTTGGAGACCTTGTAAGTTGGAAACGTGAAGATGATAGAATTTATGTGACTGTGGTAGACTCTACGGGAGACACAGTAGCTGAGTTTGATGTTCCAATTGGGGAGTTTGCATTCTAATGAAAAATATTCTATTATCCGCTGCAATCATACTTAGTTTAGCAGGCTGTTCTACAGTTATTAACCGATTAGAAGGTTCAGAACCAGAAGTAGTTGTTACTAAGATTGATGAGTTCAACACTTTAGCTCCTCCGAAAAATGGACCACTAGTAGTCGCTGTGTATGGTTTTGAAGATAAAACTGGACAACGTAAGCCAAGTGATAGACTAGCAAATATCTCTACCGCAGTTACACAAGGTGCAGAGGTTTATGTAATTAAAGCTCTACAAGAAGTGGGCGCTGGACAGTGGTTTAAGGTTGTAG